ATAATTGAATACTTGAATATCTGAATAGGTTTATATAATGAATATACGATTGATTCGGCTGGAATGATCCGCTTGTCCTGGTTGTCCTGGTTGTATTGATCCGCGTGTGTTATTTGTTCCTGGTTAATCCCGGCAGGTTTCAAGGTGTAATATTGTAGGCATAACAAACAGGTTTAAATGATCCTGGTTTAAACGCTGTTTATAGTATTGTGAAAAGGTATTTAAAACGTATTCTAAAAAATATTTTAAAATGTAAAATAAATTGAAATTATGTATTGACTAACAGGCCGGTAATAACATATAAAATAATTATGGAAGTTAAATAAAAGAAAAGAGGTGATTAACATGCTATTATTTATTGGATCAATTATTGTAGTTTTTGGCTTATGTCTGGAATTGGAAGCAATAAAAATGGATATGAAAAGGGGTAAATAAAAATGTTTACTATTTGTTATAAAGGTATTTTTATTAATTGTTATACCGATAAACCCGAATGCAGAACTGTATGGACAGACAGAATCATACATCATAAATCATTGCATGCGGCAAAAATATGGATAACGAAACATAAAATTTAAAACGCTAATTAACAGGCGAATAAAACCGCCATATCAAAGCCGGAAACCGGCAAAGAAAAGGGGAATAAAACAATGAATAAATCAAATTCGGAAGTTTGTCATTTATGGGCACATGGGCACGCCGCAAAAGGATCAAACCTTTACAGTGACGGCAAGGTTTTAACGTCTTATAGGACACCGATTGCCGCCATAATAGACGGTATATATTATATCTCTTCAGATAGTATGACAATGACAACCGCTAAACAATTATCATATGCAAGGCGAGCGGCCAGGGGAAACGGTCAAATATTTTATACACCGGCTTTTCGATATGGTAGACAACCAGATTTTACACATGAATATATGCTTAATAGTGCCGCTGAATATGAAAAACAAAAACTTGATTATATTCTGGTTTCAAAATCCCGTAAAAACACAAAACTTGAAACCATAATTAAATATAATGAAAAACGGCAAGAAATTTTAGATCTGGCCGGACGTTTTAACGTGCAAATAGAAATGCCTGAATATGTAGCCGACGAAAGCACAATTTCAGAATACTACAAAATCAGGGCAGAGCAAGCGCGGATCAAAGCGGAAAAAGAAGCTAAAGAGCTTAAAAAACAACTCTTGAAGGATAAAAAAGAGTTTAAACAATGGTTAGAAACCGGCGCGGGCCGCTGTCCTGTATCGTTTACACGAAACAGGTATACGGAAGGGGATTTTATAACGATAAAAGATAACCAGATATTGACAAGTCAAGGCGCGGCTTGTCCAATAGATCATTGTATAAAAGCATTGAAATTTTACGATAGTCTGAAAACCGGAAAAGGTTTTATAGAATATAAGACGAACGGCCATAAAATTCATTTAGGCATATTTATACTTGAAACAATAGACAAAAACGGCAATGTAAAAGCCGGTTGTCACATGTTTACACATAAGGAAATTGCACGCTTCAGAAAACAATGGGCGGCCGCTTTGTGCGAATTGCCGGAACCTGAAAAGGCGGTGATAATATGAAAAAACGTATATTTAAAATCGGATTCAATTTAATGGTTATATCTGGTCGTCGGTGGTTTCAAAAAAGTTATGGTAATACATATCATAAAACATATATTGAAATTAGGACTAAAACAGGAAACATTAATTTACAATCAAAAGAATTGTATGGATATGGTGAAATGTATTTACAAACCGCATTTACTTTATTACAACCATATTTTTGTAAAAATATTGAATATTGGGATTTTGTCCAATATATACGAAATAATCGCCAAAAGTTTGTTGAAACTGTAACAGACGTTAATCGTGAAAAGGAGTTATAACCATGTTAAACGGAACGTATTATCTGAATAATTCAGGATCAAAGACGCGTCATTATATAAACGGCAAGCCGGAAAAGGTTTTATTATTTCATGGCGCAAATGCCTATTATAAACAGCGTACACCTTTATATTGTTATTCATTCGGAAATTTTGCCGGATATGCTTTTAAATATTACGGTAAAATTATCAAAGTTTTACCGGAAAATATAAACGGAAAAATTGTTTGTTTTGTAGACTATACAGAAAAGAGGTGTAAACCATGAAAACAAAAACTATAGAATTGTATCAATTCGACGAACTATCAGACGACGCAAAAGAAAAGGCGCGGCAATGGTGGCGCAATTGCCAGGATCAAACTGATTTGGATCATATTATAGATGATTTTGAAACAATAGCGGAAAAAATCGGAATTGAATTTAAAACGCATACAGTTAATCTTTATGGTGGCGGCAAACGACATGAACCTAATATTTATTATTCCGGTTTTTGCTCTCAAGGTGACGGTGCGTGCTTTGAAGGTTCATATCGTTACGCTAAAAACGCGCTTGCCGCGATTAAAGAACACGCGCCACAAGATGATAAACTCATCCGGATAGTTAAAGGATTGAAGGATATCCAGAAAAAACATTTTTACCAGATACGGGCCGATATTACGCACACCGGACGTTATTACCATAAACATTCTGTTTCAATCGACGTTTACAGACAGGATGAAAAAGACGTTTCCAAGGTAATACAGGATAGTGTCACTGAGTACATGAAAGACTTAATGCAATGGCTGTATAGACAACTCGAAAAAGAATATGAATATCAAAATTCAGCAGAGTATATTGACGAAAATATACGGATAAACGAATACGAATTTAATGAATCGGGGTGTGTAATATGAATAATAAATCGCTTGATGTATCTATAATAAACGCCGATAATGAGATAAAGAAAAAATTGCGACGGCAAATAAACGATTTTTTATGTAAATACGCAACATTCCAGCAATTAAAAGAAATAGCAGATTTACTTAAAATTAAATAAAAGGCAACGCAAAGCTGAAAAGCAAAGCAAAGCCGGATTAAAGGTTAAAGCCTTGATCCGGCTTTTTTGTGTTTAATATTGTTATCTGAATCAGTTCAAATTTGGATTTTAAGCGGTTTAAATTTTATCTGAATAGTAAATTATACAATTTAAATTTAAACCGATTAAAACTTAAATTTGGAAGTTTAAACCGTATTTTAAAAGATATATACAATTTTATATACCAGATAAAATCGAGTAAAAGAAAATGCCTTTAAAACTGAAATATAAACATAGTTTAAAACGAACAAATAAGGCTTTTAAAGCCGGATCATTTAAAAACCATATACAGATATTCGGTTATATTTTAAACCGCTTAAAATCCGCTTATTCGAGCGTAAATGATATAAAAATCGCATGGCCGGAAGTCCAGGCCGAACTTGATATGCGAAAAACGCGATATATAAATATTCAGAAAATAATATATCTGTATATATGGAAAACTCTATATTCGGAAAAGTATATGAAGTTTCCTATTAACTGTCACCCGTTGTTTACCTTAACTGTCCTTCGTTGCTTACTCCATAACTGTCAGCCGTTGCAACCTGAGTAAGCCTTGGCTTTCTCTTAACTGCATCCGGTTGTTTACCTTAACTGTCTTGCCTTGCTCAATGCAACCAACGAACCCCAGGTGAAACAGCATATACGCGGCCATTTTTACCAAGCTGTAGCCGTTCTTTATCCGACATGGATAGTTCCTGTAGCTCCCCACAATCAATGAGGCTCAGAAGGGTTGTTTTAATTGCTTGTATCGGGCCGAGGCGATCATGCTTGAACGATGCTCTAGCTCGACAGAACGCGGTGATAAATGATTGTGGAACGACTTTGTTATGATGTGTGGAATGAGTTGCACCAGGATACTTCTCAACATTGGGCCAATCTTCAGTTAGATATTTTTTAAACGCTTTGTAAATGTCCTTCAATTGTTCGTTCTGAATTTGCGGAGTTCCTATGTCGCCATTTTCAAAACGATTCAGCATAGTTTTTACGTCAGCTTCTATCAAATTTATTGACCAGACGGCCTGAGAAACATCGATGGACGGCCTAGTGTAATTTACCCCTACGGCCAAAAGGGATGCTAATTTTAGAGCCTTAACGTGCGCCCGATTCCATAGGTTTCTGGTTATCTCATTGTGGGCTGAATTGATCTGTTTGTCGCAATGTGAATTGAACCGGTCAAACATAGCTTGTGCTTCAGGATCAAGCGTTACAAGCTCTACTCGGTTGCTGTTATTCATGTTGATAGCATGGGCGCAAAGAGCCGCTAAATATTCGACGAGCGTTTGTGACGGGACGGCCATTTGATGATTCAGATTCATTTCGGTACGAGGCCCATTATATTCAATCACAGTGAAACGCGGCAAAAGACCCTCGTAAATCATGGATTCATTCAGAACTTCGTAGAATCGTTCCGGTGTAGATTCTCCAATCATGCTGAACGCGGGGCCGTCTACAATATCAGTATTCTTTTCCTTGTCCGAATAGATGATCGGTTTGTAGAGCTTTCCTTGACCCGATTTTCCGTATAGTTCCAACATTGCACGACGTAAGCCTATCTGATTTGGGTTTGCCCGTTCACTGGATATTTGCTTCAGGGTCAGGCCGAACTCCCCGACGAGGGAACAAAACGATGATGATTTTTTGGAGAGATATTTGATAAGAGCCTGGGGCGACGCGATCTCAGACGGCCCTATGAATCCCATGCAATCAAGGCAAGTCGGCCTGACGTAGTTCATCAGCTTATCGATGCCGGATGAAATTGCCTCTTTACCAGCTCCGGTATTTGCAAGCAAAAGCACATACTGATTAAGACCCATGCCCGATATGTTGTAAGCTCTACCGCATATACCGGCCATAAGCCCAATAGCTCCCGCAATAGCAATCTCAGGTACAGGACGCGGGGCGGCAGCATAGATAAACTTTGCGATCTCCCCAATAAGACCGGCAGGGGGAACAAGTGAGCTTGCTTCGGAACTTCCCTGGACGGCCTTTTGACTTTTCGGTTTCTTGCTGGAAAGTTGTGCTTCAAGTGAGTTCTTGAGCGCGTCCATATCGATTTCAGGCGGCATACGATCAAATGACCGGTTAATCATAGACTCTGTATAATTCACCCTGAGAGCCTTTGCCCGTTGACCGAGGCCCGAATTGCGAAACATGCGGGTTATCTGAACTCGATTCTGAGTATAAAAAGCCAAGATATTAATCAAAGCAAAGTCGGCTTCGGACTGAGAGGAATAGTATTTCTGCCATTCGCCCTTGAAGAGATCGACAAATTTTTCACCGTTTACAGCACCCGCAGCAATTGTATAAATTTCAGTATCATCTTTGGTCTGATCCGCGTTCAATCCTGAATTTGTAACTTCGGTGCGCGTTTCCATTTCAGCCCACAATGAAGTCAACAAGTCCTGACGATGTTGTATCGATACCGGACGATACACATTCCCCGTCATGGTCATGTATCTGGCAGAGCTATACACCTCGATAGGGCCGCGTCTACGACCCGAAGGGATAATTCCCTTAACCCATATATGTAGACCTTTTCCAGATGGTGAAATTTCGCTGTAGGATTGGAAAGCGGTTTCGATCTTGGCTTGTGTATGGGCTAACTCGGTATCAGTTGTATAGTCCAGGTCTATACAAGAAAAACCGGCTTCTTCGGTCAGGACAAAGCCGATACCGGAGCAATAAGGAGCGGCAATCAGAGCTTGCTCAAACGTACCCCATGTATCGGGATTGGTAACGGATGCAAGCTGACCTGTTTTCGGATCATACGGAACCTTTGTGGGCTTTCCTTCGCTTCTATTTTCATACTTCCAAACGACAAAATTTGGAATAGCCTTTAAATCATCGGGTATATTCTGGTACACGAAGAACTCCTAGATTCAATTAAATACGTCCCCGTTGGGAAGCCATAGCGTCGGCCCAACCTTGATAAGTTCTAGCTCTATCTTTCCACCTATCGCTGGATGGGGTTAATTTATTCTGGCCCGAATCGGTTTGATTACCCCATCGTTTTAAACCATTTATAATACGAGGTTGTATTATATTGGTCGGTTGTAAAAGAGGGAAATTTTTCAACCATAATCCGGTTTTTTTGCTTGCGTTATGTCCGTACTCGTAAGGCTGTATATATTGACTGGCCGGTTTAATCCGAGTTGAGATAACACCAACTGGATTTTCAATACATATTTTTTCAATAGGCGCATTCATCAATAATCGCACAAACTCAAGAGCTTTTTCACGCAAAATTATGCGATCTTTCCCAACAGGGGTGTTGTCTTTTACCTTTTGATGATATGGGCCGTCAGTATAGGCCCAGGCTGCGCTATTTGTAAGGTAAGTACAATCAGGATGAGCTATTAATAAATCCCAAGGGTGTGCATAAAGAATATCAAGTACATCACCTTTATAGTGCATTCCTATCGATTCGCTATCTAATAAATCACAACTCACAGCATAATGCCCTTTTTTAGAAAACGCATCTCTGACTATTCCGCTATATTCACAAGCAACTAGCACATTCATAGAGTTCCTCTAAATTTCAAGTGATTTTCCCGAAAGATGTTCATAAAGAGTTTGAACTTTATCCGAAGATGATCCTTTTCTATCCCCCTGTAGGTTAAAGCTCTTTATCCAAGTGAGCGGAAGCCCCGTAGCTTCGGCAACATCCGACAATTTCATAGATGCGGGTCGATTGCGAAGGAGTTCGAATGTAGTTTTCTGTAATGATTTCGTCAAGTTATTCACCACCTTTTCATAATTTGTTTAGAAATGTACCTGTGATTTTATTTCAAGTCAAGATAAAAAAAATTATTTCAAGTATGATTTTTTATCTTGACTGTTAAATTTTACCGTGATAAATAACCTGTAACAATTTTTCAGGGGGATCGATGAAAGCGAGAGAAGGTAGTGCAATCAATATGTTCATTTTTGTTTCATTGTTGGCAAATGAAGTTGAAAGAGCCGACGCGAAACATGGAGATTGGAAAGGTAAAACCAAAGAAGAAATGATAGCACATGTGGCAGATGAATTTGCTGAACTCATGGAAGCTATTCAAAAGGATGATCTTCATGGTGAGCATGGTATTTATACTGAACTTATACAGGTTGTTTGTACCCTATACAAGATGTGGAGAACTTTATGAAAATAAGCCCTGAGGAGTTTATGAACAGTTTAATGCGTTCCGTAGCCCAATCTAATAAAACAATGCAGTTTGCCGAAGCTGGTTACGAACCTTTATCGGGTGTTTTACAACTGGCTTTGAATCAGGCTCAATATGGTAAAGGTAAAGAGCGTCACGCTAACTCCAAACCATTTTTGCAACAACCTATAATGAAAATTGGTCGTATGGTCGGAATTGGATATAATCTCGGACAAGCAATGAAGAAGTCACAAGAAGCAATGCGACTACCTACCATAGAAGCTCAACAAGCTGAATTACTCGGAGCAATAAACTATCTCGCATCGGCATATCTGATACTTGAGGAACAAAATGGGAATAAGTAGTATTCCAATAGAAACGTGTAGGTTTTGTAAACGTAACAAAGCCTTTACTTATATCACAATTAAAGAGAAAAATTTGTTGATATGCAGACCAATTTGTGAACCATGTAAAAAATTGAAAATTTATCTTGACAAACCAAACACAGAAGGATAACGTACATTATGCGTTGTGCAAATCACGGTTTAATGTCGGTTTATAAAACAGTAGAAACTGCAATGTTCTTTCAACACTTCTGCGAATGTAAAAAATGCGGTTATCGCGGATCAGAACTTATAATGAAACCACAAAGGACTCAAAATGAATTTAAAAGACCTAAAACCGGTTTCAACCCTCGTACAAAGGTACGGGGTTAAAACTCTAGCGTATGGCCCCCCAGGTGGGGGAAAGACCCCTCTCATTACAACAGCACCGAGGCCGGTATTACTCATTACTGAGCCTGGAATACTCTCGATGCGTGATTCAAATATTCCGGCTTTTGAGGCATATACGCCGGGAAGGATCGACGAGTTTTTCAAATGGCTGAAAAGCTCCAACGAGTTAAAGAGCTTTGATACAATCTGTGTTGATTCAATATCGCAGCTTGCTGAAATCGAATTAACCCGCGCCTTGGCAAACAATCGTGACGGTAGAAAGGCATACGGGGTTATGTCACAAGCTGTAATGGAGATCGTAGATTTCCTCTATTTCATGCCGGAAAAGCATATCTACATTATAGCCAAAGAAGCCAAGCAAGAGGAAATAGTATGGTCGTTTTCTGGCCCTATGCCGGTACAAACAACGGTTTTCAAAAAAGTACCTTACTTTCCTGGTCAGGACTTGAGTATTAAGGTTCCCCACAGATATGATGAAATAGTCAGGATTGCAAAAGGAACTATTCCAGGTGTAGCCGGTGAACATAAATTTATAAGATCATCCGGCCCCGACGCTGAACTTCTATGTAGGGATCGTAGCGGAAAGCTGAATGAATATGAGCCTCACAATCTGAGCGATATGTTCAGAAAAATAATGAACTGAAAAATGAGTAAACCTGTTTACATATACGTTTTAATCGATCCGCTTACAAATCAATGTAGATATGTAGGTAAAACCGTAAACATTAAAAATAGATTTAAAGACCATTGTAAAGATAATTCAAAAAGTAAAAAACAAAGCTGGCTTAAATCCATACTACCGTTAAAGCCTGAAATGTTAATAATAGAAGAAACTCAAAATTGGATCGAAGCTGAACAATTTTGGATAGCTTATTTGAGATATTTAGGATCAAATTTAACAAATCTTGCAAAAGGTGGTGAGGGTTCTCACGGTTACAAATTAACAGATGTACAAAAAGCTAGATTGGGAAATAGTAAACGTAGAGAAAAATTATCAACAGAAACTAGAATTAAGTTAAGTGAAACCCACAAAGGGAACAAATATGGACTCGGATATAAACATACACCAGAAGCAAAAGCAAAAATAGCCGCATCTAATAAACTAAAAATTGGAAAAACTAGGTCTGAAGAAAGTAAAAAGCGAATGAGCGAGGCTGCGAAATTAAGACCTAGAAAACCTTTATCCGAAGAAACTAAAAGAAAAATAGCATTAGCTCATTTAGGAAAAACTCGTATTATTTTAGAAGAAACTAAAGCCAAATTGAGTATAGCCGCTAAACTTGATTGGGCAAAACGAAAGGAGCTAAAGCGGCTAAGCGTTTAATTATTACTAATTTAATCAAACTTAGAAATGAAAGGAAATTAAAATGAGCGTTTTAAATTTTGATGCTACAAAAGTTGAGCCAGCAGGGCTTTCCCAACAGCTTCCCGTTTCCGATTCAAACGGCCATTTGGTAATGATTGCTGAATCCGAAATGAAAGAGAACAAGAATAAGGACGGGGGATACCTCGAACTCATGTTGACTATTCTTGACGGCCCCCATAAGGGTGAGTCCGGTGCTTACAGACTCAACCTGTTTCACAATAATCCTAAAACTGTTGAGATTGCATATCGGCAGCTTTCTGCGGTATGCCATGCTGTAGGTCTGCTTCAGGTTGCTGACTCTACTCAGCTTCACAATCTGCCATTTCGCGCTGTTGTAGGGCTTCAGAAGGGTGATAATCCCGAAGGGTATACCGAAGTCAAGGGTGTACTGACAAAAGACGGCCTCGCTCCAGGCAAGACCGCAGCACCTACACCACCGGCTCAACCGGCTGCGGCAGCAGGGTTCGGTCAGCCACCAGTACCCCCGCAGCAGCCAAGCGCACCACCAACGGGATTTAGCCAACCGGCTCCTGATCCAGCAGCGCAAAGCACCGCAGCAGCACCACCTTGGCAGCAGCAGGGTGGTCAGACCGCAGCAGCACCGCCTTGGGGCGCACCCAAGTAAACATCATTTGAAAGGATGTTAAAATGAGCAACAATAATAATTTTAGGTTTAGTTTTAAATCAAAAGTACAGATAGTGCAAAGCGGAGAAGAAGGAATTGTTACGGCCAGGGCTGAATTTTGTAATGGTGAATCTGAGTATCTAGTTCGTTATAAAGCAGCAGACGGACGTGCTGTTGAACAATGGTGGAAAGATTCGGCATTAGTTGAGATATCTTCTAACAATAACGAAATTAAAATGAAATTTACAGCAGATGCTTCGCAGTTGGTTAAAACTGTAAATTCATTGGGATGTGAGTTTGAAAAACTCACAAAAGCATTTGTGAGTTTCGGTAAAATTTAGTTCAGCACCACTACAATTAACAAGCGGGGGTTTCGGCCCCCGCTACCTCATCTAAAGGATTTCTGATGCTTTCAGCACCAGGAGCTTTAAAAGCTCTCGCAAAACAAATAAAAGACGATATTGACAATTGGTGTGTAAAGACCTTTGATGAAGGGCCAAGATCACACCTCGGAGCCTCACAAATCGGTCATAAATGTGATCGTTATTTATGGATGCAATTTCGTTGGATCAAGCATAAAACTCACGATGGTAGACAATACAGGCTGTTCCAGCGTGGGCATTTTGAAGAACCTCGCTTTAAATCATATCTTGAAGGAATTGGTTGTAAAGTTACCGAGTTTGACGAAAGCCGACTTGATGAAGTAGACAAAGGCAAACGACAGATTCGTATATCCGGTGCAATGGGGCATTTTGGTGGTTCTGTAGATGCCATAATAGAGCTACCGGAGCGGTACGGTATGCTTCAGGTTATGTTTCTCGGTGAATATAAAACTCAAGGTACAGGACGCAAATTTACCGATCTTATTCTTAAGGGTTGTAATCTTGAAAAGTATCAACACTTTTGTCAGCAAAGTATTTATGGTTATAAGCTCGGAATTAAATATGGAATCTATATCGTAGTCAACAAAAATGACGACGATCTTTATATAGAAATTATTGAACTTGATTGGAAACTCGGTAAAGACCTCGAAGAAAAAGCAGAACGTATCGTATTCTCACAAGTACCACCTACCAAGATAGGTATGTCAGCAAAACATTATGACTGTAGTTTCTGCGACGTAAAAGAAGTGTGTTGGGGAATGACTGATAAAATAGATGTTAATTGTCGAAGTTGTTCGTATTGTATGCCCGTAGCCGATGCACAATGGTCTTGTGAATGTTACGGAATAATACCCGACGATAAAGATCATACTAACATAAAAAATGCTTGCAATAACTGGAAAAGTATTTTAAAGTGAACTTAGAAAGTAACTTTAAAACAAAGGAGCCTGTTATGCTTAATCGTAAAAACAAAAAGTACGAGGTTGACGCACCATTTACTCATCTGGATTATATAATAGTATTTGGCTTAATTGCTATAGTAGTAATATTCTTAATTACTGTATTACATTTAGCAATTAAAGGTCTTAACATTAAACCGTCGCCACCTCAGAAGCAATGTATTGAATGTCATAACCGAAAAAACGCAATGGTTAATTATCTGAAACGCAATAAGGTTAAATCGCCACAAGAAATGGCCGAAGCTCTTTTGAATTCAAAAAATGGCAGATTGCTTGCGGCAATACACGTTAGAGGCGAAAAAGCAACTCCCCATACGGCCATGAAAACAGGATATAAAAATAAGTATTCGGGTGCGTTTCAAACTCACGACTCTTGGGGAAAAATCACAAAAGATACCTCGATAGCGGAACAGGCTCTAATTGCCGAAGTAGCATTAACAACTCACGTCGCTGAAGAAAAATCCATTATTAAGGGCTTGAACGCATACGGGGGTCATAAGGATAAAGTCAACGGTGCATATGCCTACAATGTACTTGACGAACTTCAGAGGTTTGTACCATGACATACGGCAGCAGATTTCACGAACTCGAAATTATCCCTAATCTAGTCGAGCTTATGCAACAAAGTGATGCAAGTATCCTTGCATTAGCTGAAGCAGCCGGTGTAAGTGATAATACCATTTGTAAAGCTCGACGACGAGAACCAATCCGAAAATACTTAGCCTGTTGTATCAAAGATGCACTACAAAAGTTCAAATTCAAACGATATGTGAGGGATAAAGGATGATCTCAGCTGTAGTTATCGACACATGGAAATTACCGGTATTCAAGGCCCATTTAACCAACGCTCAATTCGACTTTGAAGTAATGGAATCCGGTATACCTGAAACTCTTACTATACGAGTTGCGACCGAGTCTGAAAGATTTGAAGAACTCGGTAAAGTAGTTTGTGCCGCGCAAACCGAAGCTGAATGGAACCCTTCGCGTACTATGACACATTGAAATTACAGTATCGAAGGTCAATCGGAGAAACCTTCTATTACTGTTTTTCGCTAGAGAAAGGACGGTGACTCATGGGGGATTAAGTTCCCCCAAGCACCGGAATCTTATGCAACTTCGAGCCTACCAGGAATACGCAGTACAAACCGTTTTTGACTATTATGAAGAGGGTAAAACCGGAAATTGCGTCATAGCAATGCCAACCGGAACCGGCAAATCTCTCGTAATAGCGGGGCTAATTCAGCGCATACTAAATATGTGGGGAAATCAGCGTTTCATGGTTTTAACGCATGTCAAAGAGCTTATCGAACAGAATCACGAAAAGTTACATGCTATGTGGCCCAATGCTCCAACCGGAATTTATTCATCGGGTTTGCGTCAAAAAGACATAGCTCAGTCGATTATTTTTGGTGGTGTAGCGTCAGTCATAAATGTAGTCGAGGCTTTCGGTCATAGAGATTTGCTGATCGTTGACGAAGCACATCTGATTTCACCAAAAGACGATACGATGTATCAAAGTATCGTATCCAGGCTGAAGGTCATTAACCCCTATCTGAAGGTCATAGGGCTGACCGCGACCCCCTATCGATTGGGGCAAGGTATGATTACTGACGACGGTATATTTGACGAACTCTGTTGCGACCTGACGAAGATCGAGCCGTTCAATAGGTTGATAGCAGAAGGGTATTTATGCCCCCTGATCCCGAAGCGTACCAAGACCGAAATAGATTGTTCCGAATTGCATATTGTAAACGGAGATTATGCTAAAGGTGAACTCGACGAAGCTACTGACAAGGTACTATATAAGGCACTTCAAGAGGTATGCGAAGAGGGATACGATAGGCAAAGCTGGTTATTATTTGCATCGGGCATAAAATCGTCAGAACATGCCGCCGAAATACTTCAGTCCTTTGGAATATCAGCCGCAGCGGTACATAGTAAGATAAAAGGGCCAGAACGTGATAAACGTATAGCAGCATATAAGCGAGGCGAACTCAGATGCTTATGCGGTAACAACATTTTCACAACCGGTTTCGATCATCCACCGGTTGATTTAATAGCAATGCTACGTCCTACCATAAGCCCTGGTTTGTGGGTGCAAATGTTGGGTCGCGGAACAAGACCATACGATGTAAAAGAGAATTGTCTGGTTCTTGATTTTGCCGGTAATACGCGCCGACTTGGGCCGATAAATGATCCGGTAAAACCCCGTAAAAAAGGTGAGAAACAAGGCGATGCCCCGATCAGGATATGCGATCTCTGTGGAGTCTATAATCACGCTTCAGCCCGTCATTGTTGCTCATGTGGAGCCGAATTTACATTCAAAAGTAAGCTGGTAACACACGCCAGTAGCGATGCTCTTTTAAGATCAGATGCACCGGTCATAGAATACTTCAATGTGGATCGAGTCATATATCATAGGCATGAAAAGTCGGGATCACCCCCCATGATAAAAATTTCATACTTTTCCGGCCTCAGAATGTTCAACGAATGGGTTTGCCCCGAACATGTGGGTTTCGCAAAGAAAAGATTTAGAGATTGGTGGCGGCAGCGACATGCCATTGAACCGCCTGAAACAACTGAAGAAGTTCTAAGCTATGTATCTCAGTTACGAGTTCCAAAACGTATTCGAGTATGGATCAATCGCAAATATCCCGAAGTATTAGCCTGTGAATGGTAAAAAGGAGTTGACAATGGAAGAAATACTAGATAGACTCGTAACAATTAAAGCAATGATTGAAGAAGTTGAAATGCTTATTATGAGGCATCCCGAAAACCCGTTAAACGCCGAAATAAAAAAAGGACAATGCGAACAATGCTTATATAGCAAATCGGTATCATTTTTATGCCAAAAATATAACCAAGTTCCACCGGCAAATGTAATTTCAGGTGAACTTAAATGTGGTGGTTTTGAATTAGACGATATTCCATTTTGAAAGGAAATTGTAATGGCTAAAAAGGTAAAACAAAGCGATTCGTCGCTAATTCAGGCTCTTGAATTTATATCACATGCTCAACGTGAAATTGGTACTGAATTTCAAACTCATTGTACCATTTCAAATAAAACCATTACCGGATCGGACGGCATAATTACAGCCGGAACCTTCATCGAAGAAGATTTGGAATGTTGCCCACATACACATAAGTTGCTGTCGGCTCTAACCAGATGCAACACTTTATCAATGACCCTTATGGAGAATACGAGACTCTCGCTTAAATCTGGCAAGTTCAGCGCGATTATTCCCTGTCTGCCAGATGCAAGTGCCTCTTACGTTCCCGATCCCCCCTGCGCTCAAATTTCGGACGTTCTGAGGGATGCTTTCGGGGCGATTCATCATCTCGTCGAGGAAAAATCAGAAAAGGTTGTTACTGCGTCAATCCTACTTGAAAAAAATCGTGCTGTAGCGACCAACGGCTTCGTCATGCTTGCATATTGGCATGGGATAGACCTACCGCCCATTGCGCTACCCAAAGCCTTTACACAGGCAATTTGCGCGATTAAGAAGAAGATCACCGGATTCGGCTTTTCTGGATCATCCTGTACGTTCTGGTTTGAAGATAGCTCATGGATCAAAACGCAGCTATTTGCGGAGCCTTGGCCGGATATTGATCGGATTCTCGGAACAACGCAGCAGCTTATCGATCAAATGACCGACATTCCCCCGAAGTTCTACGAATCTCTCAGAACTATTGAAGATTTTGCCGTCAATGGTAAAGAGAAAGGATTTGTTACGTTCATCAAAAACGGAATCAAAGTTGGCAACGACGATACGAGCGCGACGTTTGATATAAAGGGTTTGCCTGAAGGATACAGTTTCAGAATCAAGTATCTGAAGATGATCGAGCATTGTATTGCAAAAATAGCCTTTCACCAAAAACAGGCTTACTTCTATTCCGGTAATATTTGCGGAACAATCATGGGTATGATCTGAAATGGCAAAAACCTTTCTCGACAATGACGGGTTTCTCCATAAGAAACGTCCAGGTAAAACACTAAAGTTCATTGAACGACCCTCGGAAACTCCGGTATACTTTACCGATGCGGAGCTTTACGCCATCAAGCGCGGTTGTCTTGCAATGGACTTGGAAATATACCCCAATTACTTTACAGCCGGTTTCAAGGATGCTATCACCGGCAAAGTCGTGAGCTTCGATCTGATACCGGACGGCAATCACGTTTTCGATTATGATAAACTATTGTGGGTAATGCACAACTTTACTACGGTAGGGTTCAACAGCCTAAAGTTTGATATTCCTATAATATGGCTTGCTCTTTCCGGCGCGTCGCTTTACACCCTGAATGATGCTGTAGAACAGATCATCAAGTTCGGTGCAATGCCGTCTGACATTGAGCGTAAATATATGTTCAGAATGGGCAAAACAAAACATATCGATCTGATAGAAGTTGCGCCCCTATCGGCATCATTAAAGAAGTATGGAGCCAGATTACACGCCAAACGACTTCAGGATTTGCCATACAGCCCGAATCGATATCTGACACAAGAAGAGATATATAAAGTACATCTCTACAACGTCACCGACCTTGATTTGACTATCGATCTATCAAAGCAATTGTTACCTCAATTGGAGCTACGATACGATCTCTCAAATGAATATCAACTCAATCTTATGTCAAAATCGGATGCTCAAATTGCCGAAACAGTAATTGCATCCGAGATAGCAAAGATTAACAATCGCTGGCCGAGCAAGCCGAAAATTTCAGCCGGTTACTCGTTCCGATATGACGTACCCGATTACATTCAATATCAATCACCAGAACTCATAAAAATGCTTGACATTGTGAGAAATATAGAATTTACCGTGAGAGAATCGGGTAAGGTTATATTGCCCGAAGAACTTTCCGGTTACAAGATACATATAGGAAACTCTATATATCGAATGGGCAACGGGGGCTTGCACTCAAGTGAAGAAACCGTAGCACATATAGCCGACAATGATACCTTGCTTATTGATCGAGATGTAGCGTCGTATTACCCACAAATAATACTCAATCAAAGGCTGTATCCGAAGCATTTGGGGCCGTCTTTCCTTCAAGTATATTCCAACATAGTTGCTCGTCGATTGGCTGCTAAAAAGACCGGAAATAAGGTTGTAGCCGACAGTCTGAAGATTACCATTAACGGATCATTTGGAAAGCTCGGTAGCAAGTATTCGGTTCTCTACTCACCAGATTTGCTGATTCAGGTAACATTATCTGGTCAGCTTTCGTTGTTGCTCCTGATCGAGATGATCGAGCTACAG